ATCTTCAATTTGTCGACGTCTACTTTCTGGTACAGAACTAAGGGCAGCTTCACTTACCCTCATAGTTCTTGTTACTTCGTCGACTGAAATCCCGCCATAATTCGGTGGCCTGTACGGAGTCTTTCCATCTGGACGAGAAGCAATTGCCATAGGCCTGCCACTGCCGTCTTCTTTCGGTTCCCAGCTTGACGTGCTCCACTTGTTATGATTGTCCATTTAGTGCATCCTGGGTATGTGGCCAACTACAGGCACGACCACCTTATCTTTATCATTCTTGTTTACATTAGGATCGCCAATCAAATCCGTGAACTTCCTGGTCACCAAAAACTTGTAGGCCGTATATGCGTACATAATGGCCATTAGCCCATCGTTTTGAATTGTTCCCTTTTTATACGTAGGCAGCACAACTCCGTCTTTTGTTTTGATGTGCGTCTCCATTGACGTAACGTGATCGACCAGCCAGCTCAGCATATCCAAAGAATCGTCTTTGGCTGGAAATTTTATCATTCCGCGCTTAAACAGCTGGAATATCTCTTCAAGTGCTCGATCTTTGGCAATGCCGACATTTAGGTCTTTTTCATTATAACTAAAGACACGGGTAGAGTTACCTAGGTTTGTACATCCTAAGAATTTTTCGCCAAATCCTTCATTTATTTGAACAAGTCTAACGAAGTCGTTACCGTAATAAAAGTCGGCCGCAGCTTGTTCAATATGAAAATCTTTCATCAATTTCTTGACTACGTTCATTTTGTACGTAGGAGAGTTATCTTTAAGACGAGTAGCATTCTCAATCGTAAATACGCCATTATGGTCCACAGACAGTATTACTGCACATGTAAAAGATTTCCCTCTTTTAGACTCAACATCTGAATCTGTCTCAACTTTTTCGCCCCAGTCCATCCCTAGAAAATAATACTTTCCTTGAGGATTCACTATACTCTTAGCTACTCCTCTTGTTTCATCAAGACAATTTTCATATATGTCTTCAAGCGTAAGTGGTACAGAAGACGCAGAGAAAAACTGACCTTTTGTTTCATTTCTCCAGGCTCGTTCCGATGCGTTTTTGTTGAATTCTGGCCAGTAATCTAGGACATGCTCTTTTTCAAAGAGTGGACTGAGCATCATATTAAAGTGAAAACCGATATGCTTGGGTGCAGTACCATCAGCTTTGACTGGCTTAGTCGCAAACCAGCGACCCCGGTCAACAGCTTCGCACTTATTCTGTATTCTAGAACACATAGGGCATTTTACTTGCTGCTCTCTGATCCAAATGTCATTCCAGCTTTCATCCTCTAGATTATAGAGGAAGAAATAATGGTCACAATTTTTGCATCGCAGCTGATAGAATCGCTGGTCACTGTCGTCCCAAAGAGTCCAGAAATACGAACCGGTGTGCTTTGGCGTACCAAAGAACACCTGCACGCCTTTTGTCTTAGCTCCATACGGAGATGCGGTGGCAACCTTCAAAGTGTTTTCTATGGCGGTGCGATGCATGTCCTGACAGTTGTGGGATATTATCCCACCTAGGTTTTTACTGGTGTTTCCAGAAGTTATGATGAAGTTATGATTATCTTCGATCTCAATATCATACACCTCTTGTATTTTGTCAGCAGATATTTTGTCAATTACTTGAAGTCCAAGTGTCTTGGGGGTATTGTTCCATACATATGACCCAAATTTTTGATTTGTGACCAATTTATAGGAAATCTGATCATGAATATAAGGCGAGATTAACTCAGAGAACTTACGGAAGTTTTCTTTGTTCATTGCAAGGTAGGGATACGATTTATCTTTTTTTCGACTTATGTGTATTGAGCACAATATCCCGAATTTGCTCAGTAGACTGTCTCGTATTCTGATATTACTGTCCATATCGAATGAACACGTAGAAATACTACAGCCGTAATCATTTTTAACCTTGCTGCCATCGTCCATATACCATATGGCAAGGGCTCTCTCGTCCATTTGATCCAGTAGCCACTGTGGAACTGATTCCTTTTTCTGTGGAAGCTCTGGAAATCCAAAAGACTTGGTGCGGAAACTCTTGGCGGGCGTCTGCGCATATCCGTTCTTCTCTATGTACGTGCACTTGACGTCAAACATACTCGCTTTCCACTCGATGTATCTCTCTTGGGCAATGCCATGAATGACAGCCAGTCTTGACCGTCCTTTTTTGTGAGAAGATATATTTCCATCTCCTAGAAAAGACCCTATTACAATTTGCTTCTGATCATCATTCAGGTCATGAATGTATTGCTCGGTTTCTGAAGAGCAATACAAGTAATCACCGATAGTAAGCTCATCGATTCTTTTCCAGCCATCTGTAGACAACAGTCTGTGATTTGGAGTAGCTCTGATTTCTCTATTTCCGCACGTTATTTTCAAAGTCTCTCTATCTTTGTGCTTCCATGTATTCAATACTCTCTTAAATTCAAATTTGCCTGACTGTTCGTTAAAAGACTTGATTAATGGTAATGGCTTGCCTGATTGAAATAGTCGATGAATAGTTTTAATGGCCATCTTGCCATCTTCTGTTTGGATCTGTGTTCCCGGTGCGAGACATTCGTCCAAGAACATAATATCCTGTGTGCTACCTCTTATTCTGTCGCCCGACTTACCCATCGAGTCGACACGAATTTTATTCATGCCGGCGAAATACTTCTCAGTTTGAGAGTCTTCAAGACCGGAACCGCGCATAGCTGATTCTTTCAAAGATCTTTTGCTTATATATCCTTCTTGCGCACCACTTATTAAACTAGATAGAATATCTTTTGCATAAACGCCACAACGCTTTAGATCAGGAAAAACGTGCATTACTCGAATGGCTGGCTTTCCACTTTCTGTTCCATAAAGGCCGGATGAGGCCATGTGCAAGCTAAGCACGCCTGCCATAATGGTGGCACCTACCTGACGCCCTTTAAGTAGAACTATCGGCTGCGCAAAAGGATTCTCTACCTGAGCCGATACGGTTCGATATATTTCAGCTAGATATTTCCAGCCAGCGCCAGATAAATCAAAAGGCTTGCCATCAATAGTTAGATGATTTTCTGCAAAGCTAACGACATCTAGAGCCGAAATATTGCGTTTTAATTCCGTAAAGATCTCTTTCGATGAAAGAGGCCTGCCTTTCTTTTCTATCGTCGCCATAGCGTCACATCTTTAGTTTGTCGGCAATGTTTTCGAATGTTGCGTTATCTTCTGCCGTATCTATTTTAATGGTGCTCGGGCCTGGAATCGGAGCAGATGGAGTCTTTTTGTACTGCATTTGTTGCCGATGGAAAAAGTCCTCAAGCATGTGCCGATTACTGTTTATCAGTCCAGAAAACTCTCCGAACTTCTCATGCAAGTCATTTATAGCTACGGCAACATCAATGCCGGCACGACGCTGATCTACAAGCTGAACCAAATAGCTTTTCATTGCGACCAGTGCGTCCTCTTCTTCCTGTGTTGGCGGAGCAGCAATAAATTCTTCTGAGGCTGTTAACGTAAGTCGAAATTGAGAAGCTGCAGCTTTATTTAAGCCGGCTTGTTTGGGCAAGCTGCCACCTTGCAATCCAACTCTCCTGCGCAAGTCTTCAACTTTTGACTCAACTGTCAAAAAATTGTCTTGCGCTGAGCTGGACTCAAGCTTAAGCTCAGTCTTAACTAACTCTGAATAAAGATCATCCCATATGCTCATCAAGTCACCTCAAGCAGGATATACTTTCATGCCTATCGGTAGGTTGTCCATCGTCATCTCTTCTCCAATAGTCGAGAAATCACGATCAATCAGCAAACCTTTTTCTCTCAAAAGAGAGTGCACAGCCAAGTGGTCTCTGGGCGAAAATGCATACTTTTTAGCCATCTGCAGATAAACATCTTCGATATTGCGTCCATAGGTCACATGACCACGGATGATAATGTTTGTAACCTCGTGCAGAAATGGATCAGCCATAAGTACGATTTTAGCCGTACTTGCTTCTTTGGTTAGCGAACCGCTTTCCCATTCAGCATAGGCTTGAACTGATTCGTCAGATGGCTCAGCAATCTCCACCTTTAGCAAAACTTCTTCCTGGTCAATCTCTGCACGAACATAGTGCTCTGCATCGCCCAAAGCATTAATTCTGCCAACCACAACTCCGCCCAGCTTCACGGCAGCCTCTTTCTTGCGGCGCTTTTTGCCGTTAATCTTATCAAGAGCATCTTCTAGCTTTTGGACATACTGAAAAATCATATCACGAATGTCTTCTGCCTCAACTTCATCGACGACATTCTTATCATCTGATTGGATGGCTCGGCTAATTTCACGATCTAGCTTGCGCAAGTACGCAATGGCACGCTCACAGCCTACCGATGTAGTCCCGTTGTGCTTTGGAATATTTTCTAACCGGTCACGAAGATACGCAATAAACTTGGAGTGATCACCGTCATTCTCCCAATCATGCTCTTTGTCTTCGGCCTCTTCTTCATCATCTACCACTAGAACGGAGGAACCCGGAAGAGTAGGTACATGCTTAATAAGCTCTTCTGTATCTCCAAAATCAAGGAAATCCAGGTGCTCGTCTCGCGCCATACGGCGGTTTTGGAAATCAGTCATCTCTTCTCCTCAGTAATCTTATAGATAAGATTCTCAATCTGACGTTCTAATGCATCGTTTTCCGTAGATTCTGATGCCGCAAAGCCATAAAGGCGCTCTGGACCGACTACTGCACCTTGATTATCCCAGTATTCGCCGAAAGGATAGCTATGATAGGCACTTAATCCAGCATAGCCCACATATCCCGGCGAGGATGGAATCGTATCTACAGGAATACTGCCCATACCAGCCGCATTATCTCCCCAGTCACAATTCACAACCCG